GCATTATCGTTTTCAACCTCAACAACTAGGCTAACAGACCAACCCGCTACTAAGTTTTCAAACCTATTTGTGAATGGTTCAATAGATGGGTCGTTTGTTAATTGGTATTTAGTTGTATAAAGGCTGCCTTGTTTTAAAGAGTCAAGTAAGTTAACTATAACTTGAAGCTGAGTGTTTAAAACATCTTGTTCATTATCATTTCCCGTGAAATGGTTCTCAGTTGAGGCCTTTGAAATATCTACCAAGTCCATACAAAGTAAGTTGATAGTAAAAGAAATTGTGTTCTCGCCATACTGCGCTGAGTCAACTATAAAGTGTGATAATGGAAATACTGTCTTCTTAGCCAAGTCAACGTCTCTAATGTCGCCATAAGTTACCGTGTTACAAAACTTACTACTTAGTAATTCTGTTTTGATTGTTTCTAATACGTTGTAAAATCCTATCATTATTTTTGTTTATTAATTTGTCTAGCTTGCTCTACACTTTTGTCATTTTCAAAAGCCAAGTATAGTAAACATTTATGCAGTGGCATTTTTGTTATTTCATTAAATCTAGTAATGTCGCCTTGACTGAGGGTATAGATTTCCTGATAACCGCCCCATTTGCTTCCAAAGCCGCTAGGTTCACCACCTCCGTCGTTATATACTTCGGGATACAACTCAACAAGTCGCTGATTAAAGTCCAAAAAAAAACATTCATACCTTGTACAATGTCTAGCGGGCAATCTCTCATAATCTCAGCCGTAGCACTAGTGCCGTTATATTCTTCAATTAGATACTTTCCCCCTTTCTTTAAAGTTATAGGCCTAAAAGAAACTGCCATCGCCAGATGCATTGTTTGCCAATCATTTATATAACCTGTTAAGTCTCTATTCTCACCGTATGTTATTTCTTCAAGGTTTGGAATAAAGCCGTACTCTATGCCGTCTATTTTAAACGTAGGCGTAAACTTTCTTTCTTTGTTTAGTTCATTAGAGATAACCTCAACTGCTTCATTGAAATCTTCAATTTTCATCTTGTCAACCTCGTTTTGAGTTTTGTTTAAAAAGATTTTAACCATATCGACTTCAGTCGGTTCTTCTATGGCTGCGTATCTTTGAAAGTCTCTTAAAATAATCTGCATAAATAACTTCGTTTCTTATTATATTATGTTGCCCGTTATTGTATAAAGCAAAAAAAAAGCCCCACATTATTGTGAGACTCTTAACTACCTTACGCGACGACCAAGTTTAATAAGGTAATGTTTTTTATATTCTTTTTGCAATTATTTTGTAAAGTTCTAGTATCTTGTCTGTTAGCTTATCGTCTTGAGTGTAAATTTCTTTTGACTCAACTTGTCTAAGGCCATAGTCTACTATTATCTTTACTTTTGCTTTGGCTTTATAAGTGCCATTAGACAAAGGCACGGGGTAAATCCTTATGCCTTGTTCTAAACACTTATTAAACGACTCAGCTGCTTCTTTATCGAAATGCATAGTTATTGTATTACGTCGTTAATAGCCATTGAGATTGCTTCGTATTCTTCTTCTGTGATGTCTATAATAGCCCATCCGTTTTCTGTGTTCTCAGATACCTCTAAGTAGTTAGGTACAGCGTATATTCTATCGCCTACCATTTCTAAATAAGCAGATACTAGTATTTCATAGTCACCCGCTTCTATACAAAATGTGTGTTCTTGAATATATACCGTTTGCATTTCTACTATCCAATCTAGACCATTTAAATCTATTAGAGGTAATTTGCTGATTATTTTTTTTGCGTGATTCATAATATATGTTTGTTTGTTCCCTGCAAAGATACAACAAATAAACTTAACTACCAAACTTTTTTTAATTTATTTTACCATAGATGGTACTCGCCCTTGTGTGGATTACCTAACTGCATAGTAACTGCGTATCGAATTGCATCAATCGCGTGGTTAAATTTGTCTATTGGTTTGTTAATCTTATTACCCTCTTTATCTTTCATCCAAATATAGTTAGATAGTTCGTTGATGAGGTTTGTAGATTGTGCAGTCACAAATATCTTTTGCTGATTAATAAGTGCAATACCATTTACAATTGAATCTGCGCCTTTCTTAGTTGGTAATATAGTATGCCCTGAGTTTCTAAGTTCTGCAATACTTTTTGGTTCTGCTGAGTCTGCATAAATTAAAGGGTCGTCTAAACCTAATGCGTTTATTTTATTTGATATGTGAGAATTTAAGAGTCCCGTCTCATAACAAAATTCGTGAAAGATATAACCATCATTGTATTTATATAATCCTATTATTGAAGTTTCATCATTTGAATAACCCCAATCCAAACCTAAACAAAGTAACCTCGCCTCACTTGGTAAGTTTTCAATCTCACTCCAATCAGGAATGCAAGCACCCTCTAAGCTACCAACCAAACCAAGCCCATACACACGCCACCAATTAGCCCAATATTTACTAGTCTTACCTTTTGTTCTAGCGGATTCAATCTCGTCTATAATCGTCTGTGAGAGTGCCTCATTATCTTTATAGGTTAAAGTTATAACATCTACGTCATCGTGGCCTATGAGTTCACTATCAACCCAAAAAGCTGCTACGGGGTTATAGTCAAGCCAAACGTCACCTGAGGTTCTTATCACTAATTGTGTGTAGGCCTCAAATGATACATTGTTACACTCATTTATATATAAGTCATTTCTTCTTGCACCTCTCAACTTGTCACTCATATCAGCAGAAAAGAATTCTATAAAAGAGTTATTACTAAACCTATAAGTATGTGTTGACTTATTCCATTTAGATGCTTCAAAGCGTCCTGTTGCCATCATAATCTTTAGGAAGTCTCTTATACAACCCCTTCTTAGATGTGGCATAGATTCACTCACAACCGATATCTCTCTATTGGGTATCTTGATTGCCTTGTCTATTAGTATAGGTAGGATAGAATATGTTTTACTCGCTGATGTTCCGCCTCTTACTGCGCGCTTTCTTTTCTTTAATCTTAATAATTTCTTTAAGGCAGTTGTAATTATAAAGTCACTCATTTCTTATTGTTTATTAGATAGCTTTTAATATACTCTATTTGTTTGTTAATCTCTTTATTGGTATTATCTATGCAATCATAGTCATCATCTATGAAACAAGTATCTTTTTCACCCCATTGTATAACGTCATCGTTGCTTAGTTTTCTAATTGGTAAAGTGTAACTATTCTCTAGGGAATATACAACACTACTTATCGGTATCTTTTTATACCTAGCGTAAACTGATACGTTTAAATACACGTCACCCGTGTTTATGTCTATAACTCTATTCCTGAGGCCCGCAGTACCATCACCACCGTCTGTATGATTTACAAGAGTACCCTCGTTTAAATCTCTTCTACCTATTTTCTTAATAAGGTATACTTCTTTTTCTTTTGCTTTTTCAGGTGTTAAGTTCTCTTCTAGTACCTCAACTATTACGCCGTGTTTAGCTGCCGTCTTCTGCCAAAATGCGCTGCGTGTTTCTTGGTGAAAGTTGTAGGGTCTACTAGGGTTGCCAATACCTACGTAAAAGATTGTGTTATCTGAGGCCTTTCTGTGAATATACAATACCTTATTAGATACTTCCCGTATCATATCTTCCAAATCTATCTGCATAGTTTTTATTTATACGTTTAATATTGTTTTAGTTTAGTTTGTAAAGGTACGAATAAATACCTTAATATCCTAGCGTTTTTCTTATTTAGAATCATTCCACATAACCTCTCACTATTTAGAATCGTTATAAACTACGTTAAAATGTAAAACAAACTTGACATTTAAGCCGTTTTACTTAATACATTTTGTATATTTGCAATATAATAAAAACAGTTGCAAATCTGTCTAAGTTGCTAAACTTCTTGATTCGTTCTCAAGTTGGTTCGACTAAAATAAATCTCCTTAAGACACTGCGTTATCTTTGTTTGTTTCCAATAATTAGTAATGTCCCCAATAACATCAAGACTTAACGAGTAAACAAAAATTAAAATTAAACAAACTTCTAGGGGGGACGAAAACCCTCGTTGATTTACCTTATAATAACGTCACTTACATACTCTGTTGCTTTAGCCTACAGCAACGAGTATTGCTAAATAACGGCTCGTTGTGACTCAACTAAAACTATTATATTAAGTTGCTATCTGTCGATAGCTTCATCATCATCACTTATAATATCATCTACAATATCATCGTAGTTAATCTCAAACAAGGGCTGTTCAGCTTTGACTGTAATATCTTTAGTCTCTTTTGGTCTACCATATCGATAAGCATAGAACAATGTTATAGCCTTCATATCACCTTCCTCGCACATTTCTAACAGCTTACGTTGGACCATATCATCATAGACACTTAGTCTTTCAATGAGTCCTGCCTCTTCTACTTTACTCTTACGTCCTGCTTTCTTTCTTAGGCCACCGTTGCTTTTTCTACCGTCTTGTTTTTTAACTGCCATA